ATGAGCGAGCAAGTAGAAATCAAAGATGACGGAGTAGTCTCAATTGTAGGAGACTTTGCGTTTCCTCATAGTTTGGATCAACTCATCTCCAAAGAAGCGGAAGGTGCTATACAAAGGCTTCTTCATTGTCTGAAGTCCAAGAGACCTAGCAAGGTATTTCTCTGTCCCACTCCAGGCGTAGTAATGAACTGCTTGCCGTTTATTCTAGTAAATTCTAAGGTAACAATGGTGCTTCCGACGAGAGACTACATTGAAACCTTTTCAAAGTTAGATCAAGAAATCCTCTCTGTAGCAATCAAGCGTTGCGATAACTTAGTAGTGGTTGACGCGGAAGGGTCAACAGACACCACAAACTACCTAGAGATGCTGAAGAAGACCTTTGAGTACATGATCGATGTCTCAGACTGGACACTGTTCGCTCATTGCGAAGAAGTTAGTTCGGACACCGAGCGGCTCATGGATGAAATAGGGGACATAGAAAGTCCAACTCTAAGGGTGAACCTTACTATACCTATTGTTCACAAGTTACCCTAGGAACTTTCCGAACTTATCAACGAAGGCTTTTCTGTTTTCCTGCCAGCCATCTCCGAGAACTCCGTCTCCGCTAGATTGGTGTACTGCAAGAATGGGGACTGCGTAGTTCTTGAGCTTCTTCATGTCTGCCTGAAAGGTTAGGTGGACATCGTAGAAATCCCAATCGCCAGTATAATAGCTTGGCTTATTTAGGTTTAGGCTGTCTAGAGTCTTTTTGGTACAGGCGAGGAAAACGCCGTCTAGAACTTGGCATTGACCGAAGTTACCATAATAAGTGGGGTGCATATGAAACACATCGTTTCCATGTAGAATCATGCCCCGCAAGTTGGTTTTGTCCAGATGATTAGGGTTCATCTCTTTCAGGCCGTCCCACCAGACACCAGAGCTTCTGAGTCTGTGACATCCAGCAACTCCTATAAAGCCCGTGTCTTCCTCGGAAAATACGGTTTCTAGAATCTCCACAATAGACTCAGCACTGCTGAGAATCTTGAGATCATCGTGGGCAAAGATACAAATCGTGGAATCATCCTTATCAGCAACCATTTCCTTTGCCTGTTCAAATACATTGAACATGGATTCCGCACCTACGATATTATTCACTTTTGAAGAAAGTTGTGTAAAAATATCGCTACGGTCGGACTTTAACCATTCGTCTTTTTCGGCCTCGCCCTTTACAGGCACAAAAACTTGATAAGGTTCAGTATATAACATATATGACTCCAGATGAGATTAGAGACGAGTTACGGAAGTGTGCGGACGATCCGATATACTTCATCCGTAACCATGTCTATATTACTCACCCTGTTAAAGGTCGCATCCCTTTCAATCTATACAGATTTCAAGAAAGACTTTTGCGGGAGGTTATGGCGAACAGATTTTCTATTACCCGTAAGTTTCGTCAGGCTGGAATCACTACTATTTGCGCTGCGTACTCCCTGTGGTACGCGATCTTCAAGAAGGACAAGAACATTGTTGTAGTCTCGATTGGTGAGCGCGAATCCACAGACTTCCTGGATAGAGCTAAGGAAATGTACCACGACCTTCCGGCGTGGCTAAAGCCAAAGGCAATCAAGGAAAATCAACATACTCTAAAGCTATCAACTGGTAGTGTGATCAAATCACAGCCAGCAGGGGCGGGTAGAGGTCAGCCAGTATCAATCCTGATTGTTGACGAAGCTGCTTTCATTGACGGAATGGAAGATTACTGGAAAGCAGTCTATCCTACCGTATCAACTGGTGGTGAGGTTGTAATGATCTCCACTGTAAACGGTATGGGTAATTTATACTATGATCTGTATAGAAAAGCAGAACTAGAGCAGAACGAGTTCCATATTATTAGAATTCACTGGCAAGAGCATCCAGACTATGATGATAAGTGGGCGAAGGTTACACGAGCTAACCTAGGAGAAAAGGGCTGGCTACAAGAGGTTGAAGGTGAGTTCCTAGGTACTGGTGATACCTTCATTGAAACAGATGTGCTAAGAGAGATTCGTGACCATACTAGCTCAGAATACTATGAGAAGTATTATCGGATGATGCGAGTCTGGAAAGACCCTGAACCATATGCTCAATACATGATTACTGCCGATGCTTCTTACGGCAGAGGGCGAGATCACTCAGCCTTCCATATTATCAACCTTTATACAGGAGAGCAGTGTGCGGAGTTTTACAGCAATACCGTCAGCCTACCTGATTTTGCAAAATATATTGCTCAGGAAGGAAATAGATATAACCTAGCTTATGTGGCTCCAGAAAGAAATGTTCTGGGACTAGAGCTTATTCGTTGCTTATTTGAGGACCACGAGTACGACAATATGTGGTTAGATGAAAAAGGAGAGTTTGGCTTCCTCGTAAACAATAAAAACAAGGAAACCCTTATGACCTACCTCCAGGACAAACTAGCCAACTCAAAGCTCAAAATCAACTCCAAGCGGACTTTTGATGAGCTTTCTACCTTCATCATCTCAAACTCAGGAAAGCTACAAGCGGAGAAGGGACACCACGACGATTTGGTGATGAGTCTCGCTCTCGCAGCCTTCCTAATGGAGGATATTCAAGACTCATTGCCTGACATGGAAAGACTAGATAAGAAGCAGGAATGGACGCTCATGGGGCCAACAACAGCGAACCCCAATAAAGACCTGATGAAAGAGTATCTGAAATGGATATAAACGACAAAGATAATCTAAACGAATCCTTTACGGAATTCCCACCAAACCAAGCGGCTCAGGGTGAGCCGCCTCCTGGTCGTTTTACTGCGTGGTTCCGTCGTAGGTTTGGAAAGAAGCAGCAGCTTCAGGGTCCGGGCAGACCTCCTGCACCTCCACTAAGAGGTGACGCTGCTACCCATGAAACTCCAACCGCCAATGAAACTGGCGCGAGCATGGGTGTTAGCAAAAGGTACAACACTCTCCCCCAGCTTGAGTATCACAGAAAGAGACGCTACCGTGATTACGAGCAAATGGAGGAGTTTCCAGAGATCGGTGCATCGCTAGACATTTATGCAGATGATTGCACACAGGAGCATCTAGGTGGAAGCCTATTCAAGATTGATACTCCTGATGACGCCGTTCTTGCAATGGTTGAGGAGATGATCACAGATTGCGAGTTGGAAACCTTCATTTGGGATATCAGCCGAAATGTAGTAAAATATGGAGACTGCTTCGTAGAAAACATTGTCGATGTAAACAACGAAGAGGCTGGTATTCAGAGAATCAAAATCCTCAACCCCAACTATGTCTACCGCAAGGAAGACAAGTATGGATACCTACGAGGCTTTGTTCAGGAAGTTCCGTCCTCTAAAGAGGGCGGGATGATGGATTCTGCCTACGGGATGGGTACAGCAGATCCGCAGTCCAAGATAGATCTTGACCCAAGCCAACTTGTTCACTTCCGTCTGTTTACTTCAGACGCTAACTATTATCCCTATGGGAAGTCTGTCTTGGCTCCCGCTGTACGCTCATGGAAGTCCCTACGAATGGTAGAGGACGCTATGCTTATCTACAGACTACACCGCGCACCAGAACGCCGCGTGTTTTACTTTGAGACTGGTAATATGCCCTCATCCAAGATTGAGGCATTTATCGAACGCCAAAAGGCTAAGTTCAAGAAGGAGGACTTCTTCAGCCAGTCCAATAATCAGCCAGACTCCAAATTCAATGTTACAGCCCCCGATGAGGATTTCTATGTCCCGGTACGCAACGGAAAGGGCGGTAAGATCGATGTTCTCCCAGGAGCGCAGAATCTAGGCGATATTGACGATGTTCGCTATTTCCGCGATAAGGTTCTTGCGGCTATGAAGATTCCAAAGGACTTCATTGTCGAAAAGGATAAGTCCCCGGAAAGAAAGGCAAACCTAAGCCAGCTTGACATGAAGTTTGCCAAAACAATCATTCGTGTCCAAAGAGACATCGAGGTCGGCCTGAACACTCTTGTTCAGCGTCACTTGGAGTTGAAGGATGTCCCAGAGTCTGTCTATAAGGCTGTAAGGATTACTCTGGCCCCTCCGTCTGATCTGTCTGAGAAGCGCAGACTGGAGCTAGACGAACAGAAAATTAGAACCGTTCAGTCCCTGAAAGCTCTTCAGTTGTTCCCAGACTCTTGGATATACGAAAACTATTTCGACATGAATGAAGACGATGTTCGCCGCGTTCAAGAAGGGATGAAAGAGCAAATGGAGAATCAGGCGGAGCAACAAGAGCAGATGCAACCTCCAGGCCCAGAAGCTCCCCTTCCTAACCAAGAGCCAGTCGAAATGCCTCCAGACGGAACCCCTCCCTCCGAACCAGCCCCTAAATAGTTCTAAACCTCTTTTTACAAAATCTATATACAATAAACACCATCATGGATTTCAACGACATTTTTGTTTCCCGTGACAAGAGCTTCGTCTCCCTAAATGAAGCAGCCGACTACCTGGGTCGTAGACTCAGAGAGAACCTTGTCATTTTTAGCATTGATGATTCAAAATCAGAGATTTCATTTATCTCAGAGAAGAATCATCTTATTGAATGTAGCTATGATTATGAGAACGATAAAGTCGTTCTAGAGAATTTCAAAGTTACCGAGATCGAAGACATTTACTCAGATGAGCGGATTGATGAACAAGCATCAAATGGCGTGTCTGAGTTTGTTCGTTCTCTGCATGAAAGCAAGTATGATGGTGCTGAAGATGCTTTCCAATCTCTCATGGATACCTTCACCGTTCGTGGTCGTATCGATGAGACTCGCCGTAAGCTAGAGAAGAAGCTCTCACGCTTTGGTGAAACCTATAATATCGTTGAAACTAAAACCTGGGATAAGTTCCAAGAGGCACTGCCTATCTTTGAGAAGTTCGTAGCAGAGAACTCAGAAGCTCTGTTTGAGAACGATAAGATTATGGAGGGTCTACGCCTTCTTGCTTGGGTCTCACAGGCTTATGATATGCCACGACTTCAGTTGGAATCTCTCACTGATGAGATGGTTGTTGTTGAACCTAACAACAACAAGACTCTTTATGAGATGATTTGCAACAAGGAACTTATCCGTAAAGAGCTTCTTGAGTCTAAGGAGAGCTTTGCGTCTATGTGGGCATCTAATGGTTCTATTGCGAACCTTGCTTCCACAATCTATGCCAAGCCCGAAAAGATTCACGAAGCTCTGATTGCTGCTGTCAAAGAGATCCCATACCTAGCTCTAGCAAACAAATCAGAGCTTGTTCGCGTTATGGAGTCAACCTTTGAGGTCAACGATCCCGGCACAATCACCCAGAAGGAAATCAAGGACTTTGTAAACGATCTCTTTGAAATGAAGAAGCCCATGAAGGATGCTGTAACTTCAACCCTCAATGAGAAGTACGGTGTCAATGTACAAAGCCTAAAGTTTGTTCCTTCCTTCAAAGGTCTATCACAGATTCACGGAGAGGTTTTTGGTATGCTCTCAGAGGAGTGCGAAAGCGGAATCCTTGGCGATGTTCTCTCAGAGATGAGTACCCTTATGGAGAGAAAGGGCGGTGTACAGGTTCTTGATGTAGCAGATGTTATTATTGAGAGCTTCCGTAAGGCTGGCGTAAACCTTGCCACACAAGAGTTTGTTTCTCTAGACGAAGTTCTGGAGGAAGGTGAAAGCTATGAAGATGTTGTAGCTTCCCAAGGTAAAGATTACGCAGAGCGTATGCGACTCAAGAAGGAGCGCGAAGAAGAGGCCAAGAAGAAGACCGTCAAAGAGGAAGACGAATCATCCGAAGAGGAAGAAGTAGTCCAAGAGAAGAAGCTCTCACCTGAGCAGTCGAAAGAGATGGACACCGACAAAGACGGTGACATTGATGACGAGGATCTAAAGAACCTTCGTGACAAGAAGAAGAAAGGCGCAGCCAAAAAGGACGAAGATGACGAAAAGGAAGACAAGTCCGAAAAAGG